GTAGTCCACGCCCTGCGCGAAGTCTGCGCGGTTCGGTCCGAGACCGATCTCGATGATCGAGGCGACGTTCGAGCTTGGGAGCAGATCGAACGTGTTTTGCCACGTGTTGTAGTAGTAAGTGAACGTCAAGGTCGAGCCGAAGGCGACGGGATTCGCCAGGGTGATCTGGCCGAGAGCGCCGTTGACCGCCGCGACCAGCGCCGGGACGCCGTTGACCAGCGCGACGACGTTCGCTGGGCTGGTCGTGGTCACACCACCGTTGGTGCCGTCCACGATTGGGAAATTGTTGACCTGGAACACCGTGTTGCTTCCCGGCCCGGAGCCGCCTGAGAACGGCACTGCCGCCGACGTTGTCAATTGCGCGAGACCACCGCTGCCCGGCCCTGACTTCACCGTGAGGTAACCGCCGTCCAGTGTCGGGATGCCAGCGGAGACGAGGCTCACGAGGTTCGCGAGCGTGCGCGTCCCGATGGAGTTCGAATTGATGTTGATCGTGATCGCGTCGGTGCCCGCGCCGTTCACGGCCTGCGCGTCCGGCACTGCCACGCCGTTCACGAATTGGAGCGTCACGAGGTTTCCGGTCACACCGGGCTTCGTGAGGCTAAGCACGACGTTACTGCCAGGGGGACTCATCTCGGGACCCACCTCCAGCGTCGCGTACTGCGGGACGTCCACGGTGTGGTTCTCGTTCGTCACGAGCGTATCGCCGCGCTTGAAGGTGTAGGTGATCGTGAGGTCGGTGCCTGCTGGGATGATGTCTTGGGTGACGAATGCGCCGGTCGCGCCGTTCAGGCTGATAACCGTGACGGGAACGACGTTGCCGTTGGTGTAGACCGCCTGCACTTGGACGAGCGCCGGATTGTTGGTCACGACGCCCTTGCCCGTGCCGTCCGTGACAGGGTAGAAGGTCGTGTTGAAGCTCTGCGTCAGGCCCGTGACTTGGTCGGAAATGTTCTCATTGACCGACTGGTCGTCCTGAACCGGGGAGGAGCCACGGAACAGTTCGTAGTTGCTGACCGTGAAGAACTGCTGGCCTTCTCCGATGATGACCGGGATGCGGGCGGTGCCCGCCAGAGTCGCCGTGTTAGACACAAATATTTCTGTCGTGTAAACGCCGGGAGGTGCGTAGCTAGTGAAAAGTGCCATAGTTTCCTCGTCAAAAGGGACTTCATCCAAGAAGACGAAAGTCCAAAAATCTAGTCGTTCCCGAAGAAATAGGGGTTAGCCCTCTTTCGGCTCGGGGGTGCTAATGAACTCAAGCTTGCGGTCGTGCGGCTTGAACGCCTTGTCCGCGTCCGACCACTCAAGCCCGGTCTTCCCGCTCTCGCGGCGAATCTTGTCGCGCTGCGCCTTCTTATCGAGGATGCGGCTCCAGCGCTTGTCCGCGTCCTTCCCGATGGCCACGTCCTGCGTAACATTGGTCATATTGCCAGTCATGACTCCCGGAGCGATCAGGATGACCTGTTCTGCCTCACCGCCGCAGCGAGCGCACTTAATGGAGTCTGGGCGGTTGCTTATTGAGCAGATGTGCTCGTGGACAACGGAGCACTTTTGACATTGGTAGTCATAGGCTGGCATCGCTTGCTCTCCTGAAACTGCGAAATTTTCTCAATCAAGCTCAAGAACTCAACGACTGATTTGCTTCCTTTAAGTAGGTTGCAAGAGCCACAACATGGCACCACATTCTCCGGCGTATAGCCGATGCTGCTGTCTAAGCGGTCCAGCCCGTTGCAAACTAGCATTCTCTTTGCTCGCTTATGTCCTCCATCCAAGGCACGTGAAGACGGATGATTTCCACAATAAAAGCAGTCTTTCTTCATCAGATCGACAACCTGATTTTCTGTTAAGGCCCAGAAAAGCCCCCTAGTTTTAGCGTTATACCTGTAATGGCGAATGTAGGAGCGTGAGGCAGCCAATTCTGGATCAAGTCGAGGAACACGCTTCAACTCTGGGTGATTGCCGCAAGTTTTTGTTCGCCCAATACGAAGATGCCTCCCGCGTACAGTTGTTTCGATCCCACATAACAAACACCGGCACTTCCAATATGCCGGGCGGGATTTGCTCAACGTTTTCCGCCGCACTTGTTCAATAACTACAAGATGACCGAAGGTCTGTCCAATAAGACTGTGCAACATACCTATGGGTTCTAAAGTTCCTTAAAATGCAGCACTAACGATAACTTGGAATAAAGATTTCAGAACCAAAGGCTTTCATTCTTGGAGAAACTGTAAGCTTCCCCAAGAAATCGGTTTGCACCAAGGTCTCGCTAATCTCGAAGTGGGTCAGGCGCGTCACGAGCGGAATGTAGACCTTCCAGTCGGCTGCCGCGCTGACCGTCACGGTGTTGACGTAGCTGGGTGCGGTCGCGGAAGTATCCCTCGCCGTTCCCGCGAAGCTGCGGGTGACCTCGAAGATCGTGAGTCCGTCCGCCTCCGTGTTCTCGCGGGTCATGATGAGAAGCTCGCGTTTGACCATCTCCGCCAGGTCGGAGGACGTCTGGAGGTCGTTCGCCTTGATCTCAAGCGTGAACGACAGGTTCTCCTTGGAGCCGAACACCTCGTATGTCTCGCAGAGTCCTGGGCTTACGATGATCGCGCATTGGTCGCCCACCACCACGTTGTCGCCGATGGCAAGCCTCAGGCCTGACAGGATCGGGTTCTGTTGCCCATTAACTAGAATTGGCTGCCCGGCGCTGGTCTGGACGACGCCCTGAAGCTGCGATGGGTCGGCGTTCTGCACGTAGGTGGCTGTCAAGTTCTGCGTGATATTGCCCTGCTCGTCCACGCGGGCGTAGGTGATCGTGCTCGGGTCCACCTGCGTGAGGTTGTTGATCTCCCACTTCCTCGCCTTGGACTTCATCTGCCCGGAGTCGATGCGCACCTCCCAGCGGAGGAAGTCGCCCGGCTGGAGAAGCTGCGGGATGAGCAGGGAGCCGTCCGCCTGCGGGATCGGGTTCGTGAAAGAGCCAGCCGGGGTATTGACGAAGCATTGGCCGGGTGCGAGGGTCTCGCCCGGCGCAAGGTTGACCTGGAGGTAGTTCTCGGGCATGATCCCTACCGTGTTGTAGGGATTGACCTTAACCACCATGTTCGCCGTGATGGTCGAGCCTGCCGGGGTATACTGCGACAGCATGACCCACTGCGGACCTTGAAAAACGTAGTCGAGACCGGGGCGCAGGACGTAGCCGGACTGGTCGGTCAAAGTTACTGAAATATAAGGACTTGGGATATTGGCAAGCTGGGTGCCGGATACCGTGGTCTGGATGATAACGGCATTCTGCGGACGCTGGTACCAGAAATCCGTCAGGGGCGTCAGAGATTGCCCCGCAAGGGGCACCAGGACGCTGTAGGGCGTCCATACGGTCGGATTGGTGCCAGGGGTCGTCCCCGTGTTGTACGCGACCGCGATGTACGCCGAGCCGCCGAAAACGACCTGGTCGCCGGGGACGTAGCTGAAGGTCGCGTTCCACGCCGGGAAGTTCAGTCCGGTGCTGTACGAGCAGGCAAGCTGCTGCGTCGGCGTCACGAGGTAGGCGAAGCCGCCCGTGGTCTGGTTGAACACGGTCGCCTCGACGGGGGTGCTTGTCGCGGAGTCGGAGAAAGCGACCGTGGTCACGTCGATGCCGGGGCGGAAGTTCACGACCGTGCCCGTCGCCTCTTTCAGCTTGCCCTCGACCCAGCGGTACTTGTGGACGGTCAGGCCGAGGTCGCGGGTCTTGTCGTCGAAGAAGTCCACGTTGAGGTAGTACACGCCGGGCGGAGGGTTCTGCTGCGCGGGATCGACCTCGCGGGTCCACTCGACGAACTGCCCGTCCTTGTCGCCCACCTTGGCGAGGATGGCGCGGCCGATCTGCGTGCACATGAAATACGAAGGTGACAAACGCGTACCTGACGTCGTGACGCTGGTCACGCTAATCCAAACATCGCCCCAGCGTATAATTGTATTCGCAGGGAACGTAACAGTGCCAAGTGTTTGCTTAAACCTTGGGTTTCTTTCAACAATATCCCTAATCATTCTAATAAGATACGCAATTAAGTTTGCCCCGGTTAGGTCCACCATGGTTTAAGCCCCCGTCCAACCACGGTGATGTGGTCGCCTGCCGTGAGATACGGCGCTCATGTGAAACCTGCTTAACCCGTATTTGTTACAAAAAGCCTTCATATTCGTGATTGTCACAGTGCTGCCCGAAGGGGATAGGAATGTGGAAGTTTTAGAATTTGCGACTCCAATCTTTTGGCGTGTGGATTCAGCTAAATGCTTTCCGAAATTGTGGTGGTCAACGCCCCTCGCCCCCATTTTCAGCCGCGATTTCACGGTGTGGGATTTCCCAAAAAACGGATTTCCCTCTCCTTTGTTCATTTCAGAAAACTTGAGCTTAGCCTCTTCTGAATATTTATAGCCGTACATGGGGTGATTCATTCCTTGTCGCCCTGCGGCTATTTTTCTTTTTGTCTCCTCCGAATGCTTGTACCCGAGCAGTCCTTGCTCGCCGCCAAGTGTGAGGTTGTACCCGTTTTCTCTTAGGTTGGATTGGTGCAAGACAATGAAGAAAATTTCCATCGCCGAAAGCTCAGTATTGGTTTTAGCTTCGTATATCGTTTCGACCGTAAACGCTTCAACCCCATGCTTCCGTATCGCTGCTCCGAGGTACGGGCTGCCTTTTCCCAAATGCGCCGCAGAGAGATGCCTTCGCCATCGGGACGCAGCAGTAAGCGTCGTTCTTCCGACGTATACTTTCCCGTTGACCAGATTTGTGATCTTGTAGACTTGCATCCCGAAGCCCCTATTACTGCTTCAGGTAGGCAGTTTTGTGCAGGGCTTCACCAGCCGCCGGATACTCCATTGCCGCCGGTGCTGAAGCCGCCCTCGCCCTTGGAGACCTCGTCCGGGCGGCCGTAGTTCGTCGGGCCGTCCACGATCTTGACGGGCATCGCGCCGTAGTCCACGCCGGGAGCCGGGGCGGCGATGAAGACCTGCACAGGCTCGACCCACTGCTCGATGGATCGGCGGATGTCGTTGAGGCTGACCTGCGCGTTGATGCGCGGGTACCAAACATTTTCAATATGCACGACTCCCTGCCAGGGGTAGTCGAGGATATTCCACTGGCTGCCGTCCCGCGCCTGGAACTTTGCGCCAGGGAGCATATACGCGAAGAACATCTCGTCGCCTTCCACCGGAGAGAGCGGGTTGGGAAGCTGCGTGTTGCCGGGGTTCGGCTTGAACTGCGCGAACGGGCTGCTGCGATAGTCGTCAGGGTCGCCGACCATCGCTTGAAGCTCGGGATTCCCGTTGGGGATGTCGGATTCGTCCAGAACACGTGCCGTTTTTGCCAGTTCCTTTGCGTCGAAAGCCATAGAGGTGCCTCTCTTTATGCTGCGGATAGTTGAATTTCACCGCCCCTTGCCCTGGAGCTTTCCAAATTCCACAGTCTTGCCGATGGGGATGTTCGGGTTCTCGAATTGCCTGCCGCCGAGGATGGCCGGGACGGTGCGCGGATCAAACACGGGCTGCCCCGTGCCTGTGCCGTTCTTCGGGTCGGGTCTGACGACCGGGTTGTACAGCGTGGGCAGGCTGCCGTAGTTCTTGCGGATCATCGCCTGCGCCGACAGGTAGCGCGTGTCGCCGGGCGCGAGAAGCTCCACGGTGAAGTCCTGCTGGAGTATGATGCCCCTTGGCATCTTGTATACCACGTCGCTTATCACCATGATGTCCCCGTTGGCGCGGAGGATCAGGTCGCCGTTCTGGACGATGGGCGTGCGCGTCATGTAGCTCCGGGAGGTCCTCGTCGTCTTGATGCCGCCCTCGTCGAGAATGCGGTTGATCGCGGAGTCCGGGGGGACGAACAGGAAGTCGTAGGGGCCGATGTAGCCGCCCACGAACCCGGTCTCGAAGCAGATGGGGCACCCGGTCTTGGGCTGCTCGCTTCCGAACACGCACCCGCAGCGCTCGCCGCGCCACATGCGGAAGAAGCACAGAGCGGGTTCCCCGGTCGTCTCGAACAGGTACTCGTTGCGGCGCACCATCTCCTCGTAGACCCAATCTATTTTGTCGATCTCCTGCGTGTTCCTGACGTCGGTGCCCGGCGCTCCCGGCTTGTGAAGCTCGCCCTTCTCGCCCACGGGCACGACGGTGTAGTAGGTGCGGTTGAGGCTCGCGTAGATGTCAACGTAGTTCACGAGCTTGTTGTACACGACTTGCCAGACCTGCACGCCGTTATAGTCGGCGACGCTGACGTTCCCGGCGTTGACCAGCGCTGTGTCGGAGACCGCCCCGCCCTGCGCGAGGGTGTTGTCCACCAGCATCGTGACGGTGCGGTCGAAGGCGTTGACCGACGTCGGGCGCAAGCTCACGCCGTCGCAGATGACGGTGACGTCATCCGGGCTGTTGGATACGGAGACACGACCGCTCCTGACGGTCGTGTACGGCACCTCTTTGAGACGGATGACCCACTGCCCGACCTCGCCCTTCTCGATGAAGTCCTCGGGCGGCACGTCGTATGTCACCTGCTGAAGCGTGGTCATGTCGCGGTAGAAGTGCCCAGACCATGGGGATGCATTCAGCTTCACCCAGTTGGACGGGTAATCGAACGCCCGGTAGATGTTGTAGCCCTTGGTCGCGTCCTTGCTGTCGGCCCACCACAGGTCGTGCGAGCCGACCATGCCGGAGTCGATGAGTAGGAGATTGGTGACCATTTGCTTTACCTAACTAAGAACCGCAAAGAGAACATTCTGGGTTCGTTTTTCCTCGGTTGACGTGCCATCGTGTGTGAATCGCCTTTGGAAGACTTTTGGCTGCAATGCGACCAGCCCGCTGTTTGTCTTCCCGTGACCCTGCCCTGCCCGCTCTGGCTTTGTCTTCCCGCGATGCTGCCCCGCCTATCTTTTTGAAATGGTCTGGGTCAACGGCGAGTTTCTGATTCTTCCACTCGTTGAACGCTTCTAAACGAACGGATTCATCCTGCTTGGCGCGGGCAGATTTTATTTTCTCTATCGTTTCAGAAGATGTGGCATGCCCCTTCATCTTAGCACTGAAATTTTCCTTGACTCCCGGTCGCTGCCACATAAGACGACTAGCGGCGGCGTTCTTTTTCTTAGCTTCTTCGGAATGGGGTCCCGTGAACCCCTCACCGCCACGGCAGATGTTGTAGCCTTTTTCATGGTTGCGAGAATCGAGAAAAGCGATACAGAACGTCTCAAGGCTATTGAGCACTGCCTTGGGCATGTCGCCGTGAACCTCAGCGATAGGCTCAATGGAAAAGTTCTCCCGTCCGTGCTTTCGAATGGCGGCGAAAAGGCTAGACCGTTCTTTGGGCTTGTGTTGCGCAGCCCAAAACTTCTTCTGCAAATACTGCACAAGGTTGTCGCCTTTGTGCTGACCAACATAAATCTTGCCGTTTACAGCGTTGGTGATGAGATAGACGTACATTTTCGAGCCTCCCTATACCTAATACTGGGAAGTCGGATTTTTCACTCATCATCCGAGAAGCCATCTTTGCTGTCTCAACCCCGCGCTGACCGGGCGGTTCGCCGTGACGAGCGGTGCCATCGTGTTGAACTGCTGGCTGTACGTCGCCGCTAGCGACTGGTACAGCGCCGACTTGTTGATGTCGAGCGACACGCCGTTGAGCGAGTAGCTGAACTCGTCGGCGGCCCACCTCGCCGACTCTCCCGACAGGCAGAGCGCCGCCGCCTCCAGCGCCGCGATGTTGCCCCAATCCGCCGGGATCGTGTCGAGCGTCCACGCGTAGTAGTTCATCGGGTTGTACACGTTCAGCATCGAGATCGAAATGGAGAGGTTCACGAGGATCGTGGTGTCCAGCCAGATGAAGCCCACGCGGGTTGTGTAATTCGAGACGACCTTGCCCGGCGTCGGCGGGCGGAAGTGGTAATTTCTGTCCGGGTTCGTGTCCGACAGAAGCTCGCGCACGGCGCGAATCGCCTGCGCGTACATCGCGGGGGTCGTTCTCGCGCTGGCGATGGAAAGCTGCTTGCCGATGATCATCGACGGGGCCTCGAACGCCGGGTCAGCCGGGTCCACGGTCTGAGTAACAAAATCCATGTGGACGTAGCTTTGCGGGCAGTTCCCGGCGAACTCCTGGAGTTGCCACACGATCTTGTAGACGCCCTTCCATGTCGTCGGGATGGTGAATTGCGCGTAGTAGGTGCCGACGCTGGCGCGTACCGGAGTCTGCTGCGGCGGTAAGGCTAGGGTAGCCCCTTCAGGCGGAAGCGGCGGTCCACCTTCCATGCTGAGCGGCTGGTGAAGGTCGTACTCGTATGCCACTGTCGGCTTCGTGGGGACAAGATCGCGGAGCTTGTAAATGGTGTAATTGATCAGAACGGGATCGACCAGATTTCCGCTTGCATCACGGACGAGGATTGCCAGATCGGCAGTCCCAGTTTGCATGCCTTGTGTGAGAACTATGATATTGCACCCCTTTGACGCTCAGCTATAATCTCTCGCAAGACAGGGCTGAGGCGAAGCATCTCCTCATAAGAGAGATGGTTATTCTTGATTCGGTTGCACATTTTGCAGGCTACGACTAGATTTTCTTTGATGTATCCAGTACTGTTGTCTTTACGGTCAAGGTTGCTGCCAACACGAGTTCCACTGCCAAATTTTCTGTATGGCATCCAATCAACTGTGGAACCGCAATAATGGCACTCAGAAACGGTAGTGAAGAGGACATACTCCTCATAGCTTAAAGTGACAGGAATGTGGCGCTTTTCTGCCCCGAGCAAAAGGCGGTTAAACCTCCATTCGTGAGGGCGCTTCCGGGATTTGATGTTAGGTCTGGTGGCGGCGCATCTGCGGCACAGTCCCACCATTTTTGGAACGACATTACCTCTCTTCCATAAATCCAGACCGCATCTTTTGCACTTAAACTTATAAAGAGTACGAAACTCCTTCCCATCCCAATAGCGTTTGGTTTCAACTGCATCTTTAATAGTGTACATACTATTGGGAATGGAAGTCTAAAAATAGGTACTAACAGTATTAAACAACATGATACTTATCAACATCGCGGGTGGACCTGGAGCGGGCAAATCGACGCTGGCGGCCTACCTGTACTACCGCCTGAAGCGGGCCGGGGTCAGGACGGAGCTTGTCGGGGAAGCCGCACGCGAGGAGCACATCTATCCGGGGCACCCGGACAGGGCACCCGCCCCGCTCCTGGACAACCAGGTGCTCGTCGCTGGGCAGCAGTTCGAGAGGGTGCTCCGGCTCCAGCGCCACGGCATCGAGGTCGCCGTCTCCGACTCGCCTATAGAGCAAGGGCTGCTCTACTGCGCCGACCACCCGTACTTTGAGGGCCTGACGAAGACCGTGTACGAGATCGCCGGGTATTTCGAAACCTACAACGTGTTCATCAACCCGAAACCGGGATGCTACGACCCGGAGAGCCGGGTGCAGCGGACAGAAGCCGAGGCGCGGGCGCACGACAAGACGGTGCGCAAGCTCATGAAGAATAAGTTCTGGGCGGAGTACGGCTGGGAAGACTGGGACGTGCTGGGTGACGCGGCGGTCGCGCTGGCTTTGTCGAAACGCCCCAAGAAAAGGAAGAGAAAGTGATCGACGAAATGGATCAGACGATCCACGATTTCTGCACGAGAGCCAGCCATTGGTTGCAGAGAGCTACGGGCTTGACCTGCTATTTCGTCGCCCGCGTCGGCGTGACCCTCACCGCCATCAGCGTCATGGCCAACATCGCCAACTACTTTTTTCCGTTCCTGCCGGGACGCACCGACATGGTGACCGTCGCGCTGAGCGTCCTCATCCTCATAGACTGCATTCCCCGGTCAATCGCCTGCCAGCGCGGGGACGAGGCAGTCGGAAGCAACGCCAAGCCCGCAGAACTCATGAGATTCACGAGAGGGCCGTTCTGGCGCGTGCTGTGGGTTGGATTCGCGATCTTCGATCTTGCGTACATGCATTGGCTTTCGCGCCCGCTTGCATCCTTCATACAGGACAGCGCTTTCGCCTTGGGCTGCGCCGTCTTCTACAACTTCATCAATGTCACGCCGCTGCCTCCGGGCACCAGCAAGCTGCGGGAATGGATCAGGGGATTCTTCTCGTCGCGGGAACTGGCTAGGCAGGAAAACTAGGGCTTCTTGATTCTCTTCTTTGCAAGCGCTCGGCTTTCTCTATCTGCCGCTTGATCCTTTTGCGGGCCAGGAGGGCGGCAAGCTGCATCGACTGCTCAGGCGTCATCATCTTCCTCCACAATGCCGCCGCACGTCCGCGCTGGAGACAAAGACCTCTTTCGCGAGCCACGAGCCGACATTGGTCCTCGGCTTGCGCTCCACGCCCCGTGCCCGGATCGGGATCATGACATACTTGTTTTTCGTAAGCGCGTTGAACCGCTCGATCCGGTGCTGCTCCCGCAGGAAATGGAACGCGGAGCGGTACATCTTCTGCCGTGAGCCGTCCGTCACCCACGGGCGCTTGGTTTCGATCCAGCGGTCCAGCGGAACCACGCTGGAACCCTGGTGCGAGTGAAACAGGAACCGAAGCCTGCCCTTCGTGTCTACGCGAAACGCCTTCATGCCAGAGATTGTTCTACCCATGTGCGATCTGTTCTTTCCAGCAACTACCGCCGAAGATGGATTGGCAGCGGTTGCTCATCACGACGGAATCTTGTTCAGGACGAACCAGTGGTTGGCTTGGATTTCGCCGTCGTCGCGCCAGTCAAGAACGTACTCGCCCGACGCGATCCTCCCGAAAAGCTTGATCATCCAGTCGCGGTGCTCCTCGCAAAGCTGCACGATTTCCCCGCTGTTCTTCGTCAGCGTGGTCGTGGCGACCGCTTCGCACGTGCCGAAGTTCCAGTTGCACTTAGCCAATTGATTTACTCTCCAAAAAATCGTCCCAATGACTGTCGCACAGCCAATGAACGTAGTTGTACGTACCGTCCTCCAGAAGGTATTCCGGGTTCTCGTGCGGAGCGGGGAGATTGCAGAGAAGCCTCGGGTCTATGACACGGTGAAGGTCGTCGCAATCGTCCTCGTACATCGCTATCGCGACCGTAATGCCCTCATCGTCTGCTTCAACCCCGCAGAGGTGCTCAGCCATGTTGCTCCTCCGCCTGCGCGGCTACGGCTTGGATCATCGCCGCGATGGTGCGGTATTCGGGTATGTCGCTGTTCTGCCGAATCTTGAGGTCTTCGTAGGGGCGGGTGACGCGATCATCGAACTCGGCGGCGACCTTCTGGAGGACGCCAGCCACGGCGTTGATCTGCTCGTAGCGCAGGCCCTTGGAAAGCAGGTACTTGGCGGCTAGGCGCGTGACCGCGTAGTTCAGGTCGCCCACGTCCTTGATCTGTTCGGACAAGGGCTGGATGTGCAGGTCGATCTCCCCCCGGTTCTCGGGTCTGATGTATGGCATGGTTATGTCCTATACAGCACTGCTACGACGCTGCCGTCCCTTGAGTCGATTGCGAAGGAGTGGAGACGCCACTCTTTCGCAATGCTTCGTACAGCCTGCTTACTGAGTTCGTTCAGATGGTTTTCTAAATCCATAATGGTTGGGTATCGTGCTGTCTTGTATTCCATCATTTCACCTTCTTCCATTCCGCGCCTTCCATCACATCGCTCTGGGTCTCGTAGATCGCGGTGGGCTGGTAGGATTCGCGAAGCTCCTTCGGCAGTTCCAGCATCAGGGAGTAGGCGATGATGCTGTATCCGAGGAGGTCGCGGGCGCTGTCCTCCTTCTTCTCGAAGTTCCCCGCCCGGTTGTCCGCGCTGAGTTGGGCGTACCTCGCGACCTTGTCCCACAGCCGGGGCAGGATGCCCGGCAGGCCGTGCCTGCGGAAGCTCTCACCGTAGTCCTGGGCCTTGGGGTGCAGGGACTCGCACGCCTTGGCGATGCGCTCCTTGATGCTCGCAGCGGTCGCTAAGATGACGCCGTTGTCCGGTGCAATCTTACCTTCCTCGATCAAAACAAGTATCGCTGACATAACAACCATGAAGTGCAGCCCTTGCTCTGTCATATGGAGGAACATATGCCCCCACTCCGCCATAGGCTCCCTGCGGTTATGTTCGACCAGACTCTCTACGATGATGAACCTGTAAAGCCACTGAAGTGTGACGTTCTCTAGCGTCACGCCATTAGACAGAAATGGTGCAACTACCGATCTATCAAGCTTGGTTTCAATCCGGCACCCGGCAATATAGCCCACGCCGCCGAGATAAGTCAGTTGGTCGGCTGTTTGTAGAAGTTCGTTGGCTTCCGCGATGTTGATGTGGTTGGGAAGGTCTTCGATGACCGGCTTCCAGCCGTCGCCGCGCACCATAAGGCTGCGGCGCACCTCCTGCCAGAAGGGGATGTTTTCGCTCATATCCTGTAATACTCAGAACACGGCGGAAGGGGTGCTATCTGCCCTCGTTCTCCCTGTAGACATACAAGCGCCGGGTGACCTCGTCGAGCGCCTTGGGGTCGAATTGCAGCCAGCCTGTGAAGCCGTCTTTACCGGACGAGACTTGAAGGCCGACGCAGTCGTGCATATGGGCAAAGAACGAGTACAGGAACTTGAAGCAGAACTCGGCGACGCGGGTGTAGTCGAACGGGCTTTCCCCGGACACGAAAGCGACGTGCCCCCAGTTGGGGCCGCCCTGGCAACTGCTGACGGTCTTAAAGCCGAAGCCGTTGATGGCCTTGACCAGCGTCCAGACCTCGGCGTCGATCTCGGCGTTGAGGGACGGCACGAACTTCGTTGGGTGACTCATTCGTCGCCTTCGTCGCAGCGGCAGCCATCCATACAACCATTCTCCCGGCAGCAACGGCAAGGTCCTTTATCGCAGTCGCATTGCACGACTGGGGATGGAGCAGGGTACTTCCCGGTAAGGGACCGAACAAACTTGGTCAGGAAGTCGCAGACGATGGCCAAGCCGAACAGGGCGAAGCACCCGGCGACGAACGCGTGACCGGGATACCTAGCTACCCAGTCGAGAATCTCACTTAGGTTCATTCTTCATCCTCGCAAGAAAGTCGATAGCCTCGCGCAGCGTATTGCCTTGGCTCTGCATCCGCCAGCGGACGCCCTGCAACATGTCCGGATTGGCGGCCAACCAGTCTATCCTGTCGCTGTCGTCCATTCTCGTCTCCTTCGTCATGACGCCGATGACATACAGCTTGCCTTCCTTCGCCGCCTTGGACATCTGTTGGCCTGCCCAGATTGCCGCAGCAGTAGCGGTAACGATAAGCGCGATCATGGCGGCGTCGTAGAGCATCTTCACTCACTAACAGGCTCGGCAGGGTAGAGCGGGTAAGCCCCTAGATACGTGCTACGCAGGTCCTTGCCCGCAAGTTTAACGGCGGCGACGGTTTCTTCGGCCAATTCCAGCGACGGGTACTCAAGAACCCGCATGTAGACCCCCGCCTCGTCTCTGGACCCGAGTATCAACACCTGCCAAAAAGTGCGTTCTGTTGCCATTAACTTTCCTCCAGCTTGGGCTTCACCAGCCTGACAGGCACCAACACATACATCATGCCATGCGGGTGCTTGTGCGGCGACTCGAAGCCGATCCTCACCAACTCTTCCTCGTCTTCATCTCGGACCGGCTCGAAGTCCACGATGCCCTCAACGAGAACTTTATCTCCGGTCTTCATTCGATGGTACCGGATGCCGCCGCCTTTGTCTTTGGTCTGCGCGAGCGCCTGATAGCGGTCAGCTTGGCGGGCGGTTCGGTCGGGGGCGTGTCCGCGTGCGCGGCTTTCATGTCGTTCTCGAAGCTCAGCGACGCCGTGCACGCCCGCCTGAGGTCGCCGACCTGGACCTTGCGGCTCTTGGACTTCGCGAGCGTCATCGCCATGCGGATCGAGTTCTTGATCTGGCGGCCGTTCACGTCGTAGTTGTACAGTTCGTCCGCCCACTCCGGGTCGAGGCCTGCCGCGCCGAGGAGGTTCTGCCAAATCCTGTGCGCCTTACCCTCCTTCTTGTAGTGCAGGGCGACGGAGATGCGGCTGTAGAACGCCGAGTCGATCTTCTTCACGCGGTTGGTCGTCAGAAATAGCACGCCGTTGTGGTACTCCATGAGGCGCAGGAACACGCCCACCATGGCGTTGCGCTCGATGTTGTGCTCGTCGCGCTCTTCGAGGAAGATGTCCGCCTCGTCGAGGAGAAGCACGGCGTCCCAGATGACGGCGACGTCGAGGATGTTGCGGAGCTTCTTTTCAAGCATGTCCGTGTTGGTGCCAAGCTCGCCCACGCCGACCGAGTACAGCGGCTTGTGCAGGAGTTCCGCCACCGCCTCGGCGGTCGCGGTCTTGCCCCAGCCCGGAGGCCCGTGCAGTAGGAAGATCGTCCCGCCGCCTTTGCCCTCGATAATGTCGGTGAAGCCTGACCCGTGGAACTTGACGAGGGAGTGGATCATGTCCTTCTTCTCGTCCTCCACGACGAGCTTGTCCCATGCATCATCGCGCCATTTGATATCGGACATACCGTCGAGGTCGAGCCGCCCCCACTGCTTCACGGCAAGGGAGAACCCGTAAAGCTGCGGCAGGCAGCGCCAATAGTCCTTCTCGTCGATGGTCGTGTTACTGCGGGGCGCTTGGCCCTCCCGCTCGTTCTCGATCTCTACGCCACAGTGGCCGATGCAACTTCTCCAGACCTCAGGCTCCTGCCGCTCGAACGAGACCGGGTCGATGACTATGCGGCCGTCTGCGCGGAACGTGCGAGCGTTCCACCAGCTAGGCTGGGTTAGCGTGCCTTTGTAGGCGGCGTAGGTGCCCGGCTTGAAAAAGCGGGCGAACTGCTTACCGCGCCCGGTCAGAAACTTCTTGTCCTTCTCTGTCACGGGGCGCACCGGGAGGTCGGCGAGGGGCACAAGCCCGTGGAACCCCGGCATGCTGTAGTTGTACAAGCCCTGCTGGATTTCGCCCTTCACGGCATGCACCACGCTGAGCGTGAACTGCCAGTAGGTGCCCGAGAAGAATGAACGCTGAAGCTTAACGGACTTGATGACGCCGCCGATTAGGCCCTCGTCGTATGTCTGCGCCACGACTTCGGTGCCCAAGGGGAAGGCGGTCTCCATGTCGCTCATCTCGATCACGCCCTTGGCCTTGCGCTGCTTGTAAGACGCCGCCCGGAGTTTCTGCTCTTCTTGCAGGATGGTGATGAGAGCACGCTTCTGCGGATGGGTTATGCCGTCAAGCAGGTTGATGTAGTCCACGAGGAACGTGACGGGGTAGCGGTGCCCGAAGTCGTCCACCATCGCATCTTCAAGGTTGTTGGTCAGGTAGGTGTAGATGTGGTTGCGCATGCTCCCGTGGTCGGGGTCGCGCATGTCGATGAACTTGTGGCCCCGGTCTTCCAGAAGTTGGAATCCGGCATTCTTGGAGAGCACGACGGGCTTCTCGTCGTATGTGTAGTATTCCAGACTCATGGTTGCCTCTGAGAAGAGGGTAACCTATTTTCGCGGACTATTCAAGGGGAAGGCCTTCAGGGTTGTCGATCCTTACCAGGCTTCCGTCCTCTTTCCAGTGATGCCGTGGACCATCGACTCTTACCAAGCTACCGTCTTCCGTCCAATGGCAGCGTAAGGTTATGCACCAGAAACACAGTTCTCTCGGGAAGCGCGTCAGCGGCTTGCCTTCCATGGCGGGCAGGAGGTCGCTGAGCTTGCAGCAGCCCATGCATTCCGAAAGATGTTCGCCGCACGCCGCACACATCCGAACCGAGTTGTCGTAGCCCTCGAACGGGAAGGGGCCGTTCCAGATGCCGTCCCTGAATTCCCACCCCTCAATGATTTTGACTTCGTTCACTTATTGATCCACTTCGCGCCTGCGTAAAGAACCCCAGCCATCAGAGCCGCATACCCGAGCGCCACGGGGTACATGTGAGCGATGACCCACTCGATGTGAGTCATGTATGCAAGCCATGCGCCAATAGAGATGAAAAACGTAACCACGATGCAGACCATGCCTTTGCTGTCTCTGGTCATGCCGTTGCTTCCTTAGATTCCTCGAAGAAGCGGTCGTTCGACGACGCGGTTTCGCGGATTTCCGCGAGTGTGAAGTCCTTCTTGAGTTCACCGTCCAGGAACACGGTCTTGAGCAGGTTACCGTAGCCGTCTTCCTCTGTGCTTGCGACGGTGTGGTAGGTGTGCGAATGGTTGTTGCCGTGATCGAACAGGCAGAAGCGCCCACCCTCGGACGATTTGGTCAGGTCGGTCACTGGCTTCTTGTAGACGGGGTGCCAGACCCCAGCCCGGTTGATGGCGCTGCACTTGATAGCGAAACGCATGGTGTCGCGATTCTGTTGTTGGAGCAAAGCACCGCCCATGCCGTAACCCCAGTTGTCCATCGACCAGCCGAGGCGCGTCAGGTGCGAGTTGATGCGGAGGATGTTCTGATAGTTGACGCCGTCGCCTTGGATCACACGGATTTGCTGCGGCAGCACCTTCCAGCCCTTAGCGTTCGTCTCGAAGCCGAACTTCTCGGAAACGGAATTGAAGATGTCCTCAATCACGACGCACGGATCGCCCGAGTCGGGGCGGAGGACGACCGTGCCCTCACGGCGGAGAATCATCTCCCTAAGCTCACCGCCGAAAATGTTTTCAACCGCATTGTGGGTGTCGTAGGAGTCGATGACGCAGGCGACGAGAGGTGTTGGAGACCTGCGAATCTGGTTGCTGTAGGCGTCAGCCTCGTGCTCTTTGCCCCATGACGTCACGGTACTGTGCTCCATGGCAGAAATGCTGAAGCCCGGCATGCCCTTTTCGTTGTAGAACTGCTGGAGCATCGGAATCGCCCTGAGCGTGTCGGTGCCGAGGAAGTTGACGAGGTGAGCGCCGCCGCCGATTGCCGCCGTCTCGCGGGAGCTTACGCCGCGAAAGCCGAAGTCGTGCAGCTTGAAGTTCAGCAGTCCGGGGTCGCCCGTGCGGACTAGGTCCTTGCCGATTGCCTGCTTGATCTCGTAGCTGAGCGTTGCGACCGTTGTTGGATACCAAACTTGGAGGAGCAGGGTCTCGGCCCAGTTGGTGACCCACGGGAACTCCTCGTCGGTGTTTTCGATGGTCATGAGGCAGTTGTGCGTATCGACGACAGTGCCCTCGGGGACAGCGCGAATCTTCAGCGGCAGCCTGCCGCCGTGCTTCTCAAGCAGGCGAGTCCAGCCCTTGGTGTTGAAGACCTTGTCGGTACCGAAGTGCAGGGCGCAAAACTTTTCCGCCTCGTCGATGTCTGCCTTGGTGAACACCTGCCCCACGAAGCAGGACTTCAGGATGTACTGTAGCCCGAAGAACATGGTGTGCTTCCAGAACCCGCCCCGGCTCTGGAGGTACGAGTACACGCGTTGCGCATCCGGGGGGTACTGCCACCAGTGGGAAAGCTTGTAGGAGTCGGTTTCGAGCAGGGGGTTAACTCTGAGTTGCTGTGGCATTTTGGGCCTCCTTCTTGATGCCCTTCTCCGTCAGGAACTTTTCCAGCAGAGGGAAAAGCGGCTGGTGCGTGTCAACGATGTCTCCGGCTTCCAGCCTGTCGGTCTTGAACCATCTCACCTCCGCGATGTCGTCGCCCGCCGTCGCGCCCTGCGACATGACGGTGGTCGCGAAGAACAAGGTCTTCACGCCACGGTCGGATGTGCTGTAGCGCCAGTCGGGGATGACGGCGGAGCCGATGTACTGCATCTTGTGCGGGACGAGCGAGGTTTCCTCGAAGACTTCGTGGCGTGCGTCCCACTCGTAGGTCGGGCATTCCTTCTCCGCGTGGCCGCCGATGAAGCGGAATTTCCCCTCGGGGTCGCTGCCCTTGCGCCCGAGGAGGATGTTCGCGTAGTCGGTGGTGAATATCGCGATGTCCACGGTCGCCAGCACGACGGGCCATAGGTGCGCGGAGGCGTAGATCATCCCGGCGCGGAAGTCCGAGGACTCGATCACCTTGGTCGCGTACTCCTCGCGGATGTCGGTGCCCTTGATCTGCTGAAGCTCGGCGGGAAAGGCAAGTTCGATAGGCTTGTGCTTGCCCTTGTAGTGCGGCACGAACGAGTCGCGACCGCCATAAAGGACGAACTCGGCGGGGCCGTCGATTGCGTTCGAGATCGCCTCGTCGAGGTTCCGGCTCCACGTCTCGTCGTTATGCGTGTCGCGCAGTTCGCGCACGATGAAATCGGGGAACTTCGCCTCGATCATGCGGCGACGGACCTCGAAATCTAGCGGGTTGTCCTTGGTCAGGCCCGCAGGGTGCGAGCCGACGAACACGACCACTCCGCTGTGCCGGGAACGCACCTGCCGGAAAAGCTCCATGTGCCCGTCGTGCAGGTCGTTGACCTGGAAACGGCCAACAATAATTCCGTAGCTGGGTTTCATAGGAATCTCCTGAGTACCCTCTTGGCGTAAAAGAAGGCGGCGATGGCGACAGCCACAAACAGCATCAGCCCGAACACGGCGACCAGACGCACGATCACGAACGAGTGGGCGACGAACCAGCAGCCCACGAAGATGAAGAGCAGCAATCCAAGGATGATGTAGAGGCGGCGTCTCATTTAGCCCTCACTGTTCAACGTCGTAAACTTTGTAGACTACACCCGCGTCGCCGGGGTATCTGTAAATTAAAGCGTTCCCGATACCCAGACTAGACCTATTCTTGCGCTTGGTGGGGTAAGAACGTTCATCGTTATCTTGCAGATATTCCATATCATAAGTGCGCCCAACATCAAGCGGAGCGCAATCGCTGTATTGAGTCTCGCAGCGAATATAGAACTTTACAGAACAAGCACTGCCGCACCCATGATTGTACGTCGTGTGAATGTTGTATCCGTAGCCGGGGATCGTGTAACCCGGTTCAAATGCCTCGTCGATGAAGTAACGCTCTTCCACATGCCGCTGTTGAGCCAGAGCAACTGATGCGCACACGGCGATTGCGAACAATGCCAGCAGAACGAAGCTTCTTCTCATTTCAGTTCCCCCGCAGCGAGGCTCTTTTCAAGCTCAGCCTTGATTATAGGGTTGTTGAGGCGGAAAAGGCAAACGGAATCCCACTGCTCGCAAAGCTTTTTGGCTTCCTCCCGCTCCGCGTCGGTCAAGGTCTTATTATACCGGAGTTGCCAGAGGAAGTTCGCCATCTTCGCGCCGATGAAGTCGGCTCGGGTGGCGATGCGCCGGGTTTCCTTTTTGCTAGACATCGTCATCTCAGTGGGGGTACAGCAGACGGATCAGGTCGCGCTGGTAGACGATGATGCTGGATTGCCAGATAACAGCCCAGAGCAGCAGGGCCATGACGACAGCCGCCACGCTGAGTCCGACTGTCAAGTGCGTCTCGCTCGCCGGTATGCTCAGATGGCGGATGAATCGGATCATTGGCTTCATGCGCCTAGTTCCCGTTCCCAGAATGACCGCACACGACATTCTCATCAGGCGTGCCGTATGCCGGTTCCGTCATGAAGGTGCCGCGCACATACGACCACTCCCCCGCCCCGCACGACCAAAAATACCCAACTGCGGTGTTTGTAAGGCTCCGCGACGTGTGGGGGTAAAGCACGAAGTCCGTCGCCCCGCCGTCGGCCGTCGCGTACCGGACGTCCCACGTCTCGTCGCTGGTGTTCGTAAACGTGATCACGTTGTTGTTGTTGCTATAGCTGACAACGATGTTGTTCGCGAACGCCGGAAGGACAAAGCCGAGCAAGCAAAACGCGCAAAGCACGAGCATGTTCCGAACTCTCATTTATTTTCTCCTCCGCTATTCGATTCGATACGCCTACGCTTCAAGGCAAGGCGCACGTTCTCCAGCTTCTCTTTGATGATCGCGTAGAAAGCCTCGTCCAAGGCCCGGTCAAAGGCTTCTTTGTGGCTGGAATCTGTATCGGAACTGCGCATACCCGCCACCTCCTGTCCCGGCTCACTAAAGGCCTTCACTTAATTGGATGCGGCGGACTTGGGCAAGGCGTCAACTTCTTTCAGGAATCTTGAGGGGGCCACTCGCTGGACGTTGGCGCTGCCCTGGACGGGCACCTTCTCCGGCAGGCAGAGCACCAGCGCGTCGCGGGCACGGGTGCAAGCCACGTAAAACAAACGCCTTTCCTCCTCTATCTCCTCGTCGGACCCCATGCAAAACCTGTTCGGGAGAGACCCCTCGTACACATTGGTCAAAAATACACGACGCCATTCTAAGCCTTTAGCTGAATTGTGAACAATTATGCCACCAGAAACATAGTAATGGTGGGGAAGAACATCTAAGCTGAAGACTTGTCCTTCATAAAATTCACGACGTATCCTTGCAGTCATCGGTCGCGGACTGCTTGGGGCTTTCATATCAAAGTCCCTTTGTTGTGCCACAGGAACGCACATGTAGCCATCCAACATATTCGCGGCCACCGTGTCGAACCAGTGACCGCCCAAAACTTTTTGTCTCTTCCCCCTGCGGCAATAGAGAGGACTATCTAACAACAGACCCCTGTCTTGCAGCAGTTTTACTGCTCTTGGAAAAACCAATGAACGCAACTCCTCGTGGACTTCATGAAGTTGCTGTGAAGACATTTTATGATGCCACTTTTCGAAACAAGCGGAAGGTATTCCATAGGCTACTTGATAACGAATTTCAGCAGCTAATGCGTCTTCTCTATTGTCAAAAACCCCCAAAAGCCACCCGCAGTCCGCTTTTTCCGTAGCTAATCTACCGGGAACGCCGCCGGATTTATATGGTTTGTTAGCAGACTTGCAAACACCGATTCTCCACCAATCTCCTCGTCGCATGAGGTATACCACCCACTTGTTGTAAAAATCTTCGTTGAAAGACACTCTTACTCTATGCTCAGGAGTTACTCTGGTATGCGTTTCAGCAGTATCTATAACAACCAAATCGCCCTTGTATGGGCGTGTCCTTACGGAAAAATCGTAGCCTTTACGCTGATTATCATGCCCGCGAGCAAGCTGATTGCATTTCACTGCGTAAGAATACAGTCTATCTTTGTCCGGCTGTAGTGATCCAATAGGTTTATTCCCATAGGTAGTCAGGACTGGCTCATCTGGCGGAGAGCAATGGATAGTGGAGATGGTCACGGAGCCTTGCCGCATCTCCTCCATCTTGCGGTCGTACTGCTCCTGCGTAAGCTCCCCGGTCGCAAGCTGGCGGTCGTACATCGCCTTCTCGGTCTCGTCGCCTTTGGTGCGGTCTAGTGCCATCTGGAAGATCAGGTCGTCGAGGGACATGACAGTCCCGGTCGTCAGGGACACGATCATGAGCACGAAACGCTCGATGTTCTCCAGCTTCGCCTTGACCCTGTCGGGGTCTTTCTTGTACTTCTCCTTGACGTACTTGCGGTAGTCGAACAGGGCGAGAATCTTCTCCACGGCGGTGATCGGCGCGTCCCTGAACTCGGTGACCATGTCGATGATGCCGACGAGGTTGTGTAGGCGCTCGTTCTCCTTGGCAGCCTCCAGCAGGTCGCCGTCGAACCGCTGGTTCGCCTCGATCCTCAGCTTGTTGAGCGCGACCTCGCCCACACCACAGCGGGGCACGGAGCAGCAGCGCATGAACGCGGTGAAGTCCTTGCGGTTGGCCGCCAGGCGGAGGTAGGCGAGGATGTCGCGCACCTCCTCGGTCTGGAGCAGACCGCGACCGCCGCGCACGATGTACGGGATGCGGCGGCGCACAAGCTCGCCCTCAAGGTCGCGGACCTGCATGCCGCTGCGCACGAGAATCGCGTTTTCCTTGTACAGGATCGGGTCGCGCCTGCGGGTGGCGTCGCTCTTAATCTGCTGGGCGATGACCTCGGCGCAGTTCTGCGGCAGGCTGGCGCGGAAAAGACGCCAGTCCCCGTCCTCCTCGCGGAACACGTCCATCTGGAGGGGGATGGTTTCAGTCATCGTCTTCTGAATCTTGTTGGCGAGGTGGACAATGTTTTTCATGCTGCGGTGGTTCCTTTTTATTTTATATAAATGGGGCTTAACCCCCCTCCACTCTTCACTGAAATCTTTGAGAATCCTCGGTACGGCTCCATTGAACCCGTAGATTGAATTTCCGACTACTAATCCATCTGCGATGTACGTGTGGTCTTTCTCTATATCAAGGGAGTACACCAATCCCTCATAATGCTCTTTTGTAACATTTGTAATAGAAGCAAATCCGCTTAGGCGATGACCGTCTTTGTCTTTCTTTCCAGTAACAGCATTGGGAATATCCATGATCTGCGGAAGAACATTACAAGCTGCTGTTTTGAAGAACCCTGACCATTTCATACTAAAGTCTAGCCGCTTTTCATTATCCCGAATAACCAACGGAAACTCAAACAACAGACCATAGTCGGAGAGACAGTTAAACCCACCTTGTCGCTTAGCAACAGAAAAAATTGGTTTGATGGTTTCTAAGCCTCGTGTACGAGACGGCTCAAAAATAGTTTCTGGAATACCATACTGTAACGAAATCATCTCTTCCCACATCTGCGCTTCTATACGAGTTTCGCATATCTTTACAATCCAGCCTGCGGTTGCCTTTTCAGCCCACATCCGATGTGCTAACCCAGCAGATTTACCAGCATGCAATTTTGTTGTACCTACGCGGAATCCAAAATCCTCTCGAAACATCAAGTACACGATATGCTTATCCTTTGAAGCCTCATTGAAGCGCACCCACAGCCAATGGTTCGGAGTGACACGGGTCTTGCAGCCAGCACTCTCAATAGCTATAAGAGTACCAGAATAAAAACGGGATGATGCCGCGTTAATTCGTCTTCCAGAACACCGCAAATCTGAGTTTCTTCTTCCCCAAGAGACAGCTAGTTCGTCTGTTCGTACAGTAGCAATGTCACGTTCGTTCCATTGTGCCTCTTGTTGCATACCCGTCAACTGGGGCTGCTTTGTCACCATCGAAATTTGTGTACCCGGAGGCTGGCATTGCCCCATGTCCCCGACGACGTACAGGTTCGGGTTGTCCGGGCCGAGCAGGCCGTTGACGAACTCCCATTGCACGGGGTTCGTGTCCTGCGCTTCGTCCATTAGCACGTGCTCGAACTGCTTCTGGAGGGTGGCTTTCCACTGCGAGTCGGTGCGCATCCTGCGGACGACGAGGTGGAGCATATCGTCGAAGTCCACCACGGAATTCTTGCGCTTCTCGTCCTCGAAAAGCTCCCAGAAATCAAGGTACTCCTCGGTGAGGGCGTGGTACCCGGCGTGCTCATTCAGCGCCTTGTCGTGCACCGCGTCGGTGTACTCGTCGCGGAAGCCTACACCACGAGCACGGTGGAAGCTTATCTTCTCCAGCACGGAGTAGGTGAAGCCGTTTCCCCTGCCCTCGCTGTGACCGCGCTTCTCGTCGTAGCGCTCGATGACCTTCTTCATAAGCTGCACTTGGTCGTACTCGTCGAGCGGTGTGACATGCGCTTGCAGGCCGAACGCCTTGGGATTCTTCCGTATGCCGGAAAGGGCGAGGGAGTGGATCGTGGAGACACGAGGCTCCTTGTCCATAGGCGTGTCTAGACCGATGCCAAGACGATCTTTCATCTCGTTCGAAGCTTTATTTGTGAAGGTGATAGCTACTATCTTGCGGGGTAATATACCCTGATCTATGAGCCAGCGGACGCGTTCAGTGAGCACACGGGTCTTGCCTGAACCTGCGCCAGCGATCAGGACGGCGGGCTTGCCGACTGGATGCTGCACGGCGGCTGTTTGTTCTTCGTTGAGGGGAAACTTAGGCATCCTTGAACCGACGCTTCCTGATATCGTCCAGGCGGATCGTCGGAGCGCTGTCGGCGTTCTTCATCATTTCGTCGTGAAGACGTTGCCCCTCCGCACACAGATGCTCCAAGCACAGGATCGGCATCGGCAGGATTCCGCCGACCTCCTCGTGCGACTTGCACTCAGTGCATTTCCGCAGATGGTCTGGGAAAGCGAAGAAGTAGTGAAACGGGTTGGGGACTTTTATCCGTTCGCTACTCATCGAACCGCGCCAGTAAGCATGAGACATTGTCCCCGGTAGGGATCGCGACGGCGCGGTCAACGATGGCTTGCGCGTCGGCCCCATCTTCCACCAGCTTGACGACTGCATCGGCTTCCTTCTCGAAGCCATAGTGGCCGGGGTCGAAAGCGCCGTCCGTGGCGACGACAATAAAGCTGCCCTTGTTCACCCGCACGCTGTAGATGTCCGGCTTACGGGAGAGCACCTTGCGCAGGTTGGAGTCGCCCAGCGCCCGCGCCATCTGCAATCCCGGGCCGTCGTAACTCGCGTACAGGTAGCCGCCGACGATTACGCCGCCGCGCTCCTCGGCGGCACGCCTCTCGTCCATGTTGGTGCGAACGTTGTGGTCGGGGCTGATGTTGATGGCTCCCTTGGAGTCCTTGACGATGATCGGGCTGTCGCCCATGACGGCGCAGTACACGAACCTGCCCTTGAACGGGACGAACGCGAGCGACACCGTGGAACCGGGCACCATGGTTTGCGTTATGGCGTTCAACTTGCGAATCGCCCTCTTCAGGGCGACGCGGGGTGTGGCTTTAGGCTCGGTTATCTCGTCGGCGAAGATGCCGGGAAGCTCCTCGGATGCGAGGTGCGACACCTGCTCGCCGCCGTGCCCATCGAACACGGCGAGTAGCATGCCATGCTCGCAGGAGACGGTGCAAAAACGGTCTTCCTGGTAGGGGCGTGCCCCCTTGTGGGTGGCGGTCGAAATGGGCTTGAGGTACATTTAGACTAATACTGCGGCGGATTAAAATCCAGAGTCGCTGGAACCGCCGCCAGAGTCGCCGCCGCCGAAGCTTGAGTCGCTCGACGAATCGGAGAAGCTGGTGTCCGGGGCCGGGTCGGGTTCGGAGAAGCTAGTGTCCGCCTGCGGGGTAGTGTCTTCCCAGGTCGAGTCCGGGGCGTCCGTCTTGGCCGGCTCGTCGTAGGACGGCGTCGGTTCGGTGCCCGTGCCAGGCAGCATAGGAGTCGGCTCGACGTACACAACGCTCGGCTGGCTCGGGCGGCTCAGCGCCTCGCCTACCAGCATGCCTGTGACGAAACCGTCACCGGAATTGTTGTTGATCACCGTCGTGTGCGAGGGCGCTGCTGCCGCGTAGGAGCGGTACGGAGTGGACGCGGAATAGGTGCCGTCGTAGTCGGTCGGGGTGGCTGCGGTGGTTGCGGGCGAGGACTTGCGGAAGATGAAGTAGAGCGTGAGGCCGACGATGCTCAAGATGATAAACGTGAAGAAGAAAATCGCGAATATAGATGTTCCGCTATCGGCTTTCTGCGCCCGTGGCTGCCCGGCCGCGGGGAACGTCCGCTGCGTCGGCTGTTGTAGCGACCGCTGGGCGGAGAGGGTGCGCTGGCGGTAGTTCAGGGCGAGGTTGGTCGTGCCCTGCAACGCCGAGGCGATGCCCATCTCCCACTGGCGGTTCCTGAAGTACGTGTTCGAAAGCTGGCTGTAGGTGGACGGGATGTCGAACGCGCCGCTGTAGTACGAGCCGAGGAACATGTTCTTTTCGCGGTCGCTGGGCGCGACCATGACCACGAAGAGGTTGTCTAGGCGCTGCCCGGAGGCATCGACCCAGTTGGGGCACAACCGCTCGAAATACGCCTCTACGGCGGCGAGGTCGGAACCGTACTTGCTGATCGAGTCAACGATGACCACGTGGACGTTTGCGCCCTGGTTGACCAGGGTGCGGGCGGCGTTGGTGATTATGGCCGGATTGCGGACGATGCCAGCCTTGTCGATTACGGTGTTGCAGGTTTCCGCCCGAGAGAGCGGGGCGAAGAGTATCAAGGCGACTACTACTGCGAGCAATGACATCCTGAATTTCATATGGAATCTCCTATCGTTGATCTTAGCAGGTTTGCTGGAAACTTTCAAACGAAGGCCTAAACGAAAAACCCCGGCTTTTTGGCCGGGGCTGTCCGTACGGAGCGGGTTAGAGAACCAGCTTGATGCCGCCGCCCACCGAGGTCGCCGTGTACCGGCCCGCGATGGAGTTGATGCCGACCGGGACAGTCAGGCGGATGTGCTTGGTGATGCGCAGTTCGCTGTTGAGTTGGAGGAACCGCTGGCCTGCGACCGCGTCCTTGCCGGGAAGCTGGTAGGTCAAGATCGAGCGCAAGCGCCCGGCCTGGATGCCACCGCCCACGAACGGGTTCGCGGAATTGCGGGCCGTGGAGACAAAACTGCCGAAGGTGAAGCCGTTAGTGTTGATGACCACGTCAGCGCCGCCTCCAGCGAGCACATGGGAGAACAGCTTGTAGTAGCCCTGCGCGGTGATGGTGCCGTTGTAGCCGCTGCCCGTGCCGGACGTGACCTTGGCGGTGTTGAACATGCCGTTGGCGTCAAGCAGGAGGTGCTTCGTGCTCGACTCGATACCAGCGCCGATGCCGTAGCTCGCGCCTGTGGCGGGGCTGCCGGGAGCGGTTGTGATGGTTCCTTGGACGTAGGGGGCGAAAACGCCGTTCTGCGCGTAAGCCGATCCTGCGAACAGGAGCGTTGCGACAAACATTGCGAGTAAAGCGATGCGTTTCATTATTTCTCCTTGGGGTTTGTACCCACAAATCCTATCCTCCCCTAATACTCGGAAAAGGTCAAGGGGGCGTTTCCGCCTTGCCCCAATGGCGCTAAGCTAGTTCATTGACTTCGAGACCCTTCGGTGTACCATAGTAAGGTTTCCAGTCCCATCAAACTCGGAGGAGCCATGTTTAAGTTTCGAAATCTTTTGCTGGGTTTATTGCTTCTGATACCCGGCGCGGCATTCGCTGCCAACACAGCCCCGCACATTACCAGCGCCGCCAGCACATCCTTCACTGTCGCTATCGCGGGCAAATTCACGGTCACTGCCACTGGTTCCCCAGCCCCCACTTTTACCGAAATCGGGGTGTTGCCTTCCGGGGTTACGCTCACGGCTGCCGGGCTTCTCTCGGGCACTCCCGCAACCGGAACTTTCGGGACCTACCCCGTCACCATCACCGCCGCCAACGGCACCGCTCCGAACGCCACGCAGTCGTTCACGCTGACGGTTATCCCGCTTCATTTCGTAGGACTTAGTTTCACGGCCAGCATCACCACCGGGGTGACGAGCTACAACATTTACCGCACCCAATGCATCGCTCCTGTCGCCACTGTGGGGGGAGCCGAGGACATTTCTTGCCCGGCAGGCGCACCCGCGCCCGCAGTCATCGGCACCACAACGACCACAAGCTATCAGGACAACAACGTCGCGGCGGGGCAATCCTACCAGTATTACGCGACATCCGTCTGCCCCACTTGCACGGACTCGACCCCGCTGACCGCAGCCTCCCTAGCCTCGGGCGGCGACACCACGTACACGGGCGCTTTTCCCACCGGCGTCTACAACGCTGGCGCGACCACAACCATCACGGGGTTCACCAACGCGGGGAATAACGGGGCGTTCACGGTTGTGAGCTGCTCCCCCACCGCCCTGGTCGTCGCCAACGCTGGCGGAGTCGCGGAGACGCATGCGGGGGCGGCGGTCGTTCCCGTGACGGAAAGCGTAGCCTCAAACATCCTGGTAGCAACGATCCCCCCCGCCGCTCCTGGCACCGTGATTATCTCAAGTCAAGTTGTTCAATAATTTCCTGCTATCAGCCTCATTCATAGAAGTTGAATCTAGCTAGAGGGGAACCAAAATGAGCCACCAAGTCACGCTTAGCTGGGTCGCTACTCCAGACGCCGGAGCAACCGGATTCCAGGGCTACAACATCTATCGCGGAACAGCAGCGGGGGCGGAGTCCACGACCCCGCTCAACGCCTCTCCCGTGAACGCCCTGACATACCAGGACACGTCTCCGGTTTTGGGGGAAGACTTTTACGTTGTGAAGTCCGTGGTGAACGGCGTCATCGGCACGGCGTCGAACGAGGTCTCCACCGCAGTCCTCCCGGCACCGCCTACCAATCTGACTGTGGTTTCTTCCAACTAAGAAGCCTTCGGTCGAAACTACGGCGAGTCGCACAATGGCGAATACCGTTACGCTCAAATGGCAGGCATCCACGGATTCGGTGGACGGGTATCTGGTTTTTCGTGGATCAAAGTCGGGTCAGGAAACGCAGCTTACCCCGTCGTTCGTGGATGCCCTGACTTACACTGACTCCGCCGCGCGGGCCGGGGCGAATTTCTACGTCGTCAAGTCCTCGGTCAGGGGCATTTCCTCGGTGTCCTCGAACGAGGTTTCCGTGTCTTTCTCCGAGTCCTGGTTTGAAAAACTAATAGCGTTTTTGGAAAAGCTCTTGCCTTGGAACTGGTGAATTACTGAGGCGGGTTCGTTCCGTTGCTGCCGGGTTTCCCCTTCAGGGCGCTCAATATGTCGCTGGCTTTGTTGGTTCCGTAGTGGATGCCAACGCCCGTCGTCAGAAAGGCGGACGGCCCCGTCAGATCGGGCATATGCGCTGTCTTGATGACCAGATAGAGCACCCAAGAGCAGACGCTCACTACGATGAAGGCAGACGCACACCTGCTGTAGCTGCCCAGACCGTCGTCCTCCGAGAACACGGACTTCAGCCAAGGAAATATCCTGCCTGCCTTTTCGAGCAGAGTTTTTAGGTAGAGAAACATATATCAGCCCCCACTAAAGGGACTGATATTTGGGGTTTTGCGCCCTTTTTAGGTGCGGTTGCCGCCCGTCAGTATGCGTCTTTCCCGGCAAGGACAACGTAGGGGGTGGCGGCGATAATTTTCATGTCCATCCACAACGACTGGTTCTCGCAGTAGTGTATGTCCAACCGGACCATGTCGTCAAAGCTTAGACTGCTCCGACCGCTCACTTGCCACAGTCCGGTGATGCCGGGTTTGGTGTCCAGCCTACGGCGGTGCCAAGGCTTGTACATCTGGCACTCGTAGGGAACCGGGGGCCGGGGGCCGACCAAGGACATCTCCCCGCGCAAGACGTTCCAAAATTGGGGAAGCTCGTCGAGGCTGAACTTCCTGAGAAACCCGCCAACGGGGGTAACCCTGAGATCGTTTGTGATTTTGTAGACCCGCTGTTCGCCGCCCCCATGCCCGGATTCGATGAGCTTCTTCACGAATTCCTTGTGCAGGCAGGAGTCGTTGTTGTTGTACATGGTTCGGAACTTCAAACACATGAACCGAGCACCGTCTTGCCCCAGACGCTCCTGCTTGAAAACCGCCGGGCCCTCCGATGTGAGCTTGATGATCGCGGCGATCAATGCGATCACGGGGGAGAGCACCAGCAGGAAAAAGGCGCTGCCGACAATGTCTATTGCACGTTTAACCACGTGAGTCTCCTATGTGTGGGGTTACTTCGCGATGACCCAGACTTCGACCGTGCGGTCCCCGGTCTTGCCCGTCTCAACCGCGATGCTGCCCGGCAAAGCGCCGAGCGCGACGAGGCGGCGCTGGACGTTCTTGGCGCGTGCCAGCGAGTACATTGAACTGGACAGCTTCTCGGAGTCGTTCTCGTTGCCGATCAGCTTGATGACTGTGCCGGGGTTGTTCCGCTGGAGTGTGATAGCTTGGCGCAACATGTCGTCGCAGATGGTCGTGACATGGAGCGGGTCGCTCGGGGTCTTGGTCTTCAGGTCGCACTGAAACTGGCTGGCGAAGGTGCAGATGCCCACCAGTTGCGGATCGAAGGGACGAGGAACCTCCACGGGAACTTCGACCGTCTTGATCACCTCGACCGGCTTCTCCACGACTACCGGGACCTCGACACGCTTCTCAATGACCACGGGCTGCGGGGGATCAGGCTTCGGGCCGATGCAATCGGCGAGCGTCACGCCAGCCGCCTTGACCGCCTTGTGAGTGACGTAGACCTTGCAGAACGCGAGGATGTTCGGGGCGTTCCGCGCCGCCTCAAGGATGACGCAATTCTTGTCCACGGTGTTCGCGCCGAACGAGCCGCCGAAGGGCAATGTCTGGAGTCCCGCGCTGAACCCCTTGGTGCAGGGGGACGTCGGGAGTGTCGTCGGAGCGTAGGCCGTGGATACGGGCATCTTGGGGGCCGCGATGTTGGTCTCGCTGCTGTAGCTGGCGTTGTTGGAGCCGTTCCCGTTGTTGCTCGCCGCCAACGCGGATGTATTCGTGTTAGACGATGACTGGGATTGCCCCTGCTTCTGCCCCTGGTTAGCGTTGCCACCAGTTGCGTTGCCGCCAGTCGCGTTACCGCCTTGCCCACCTGTTCCGCCCTGACCACCAGCGCCGCCTTGACCGCCCTGCGCGGTGTTCGTGTTGCTGGAATTGCCCGAGCCGTTTACGGAGCCGCCCGTGGCGTTGGAGTTACCGCCTGTCGCGTTTCCGCCCGCGCCACCGTTGGCTGTGGACGAAGAGTTGCCGCCCGATCCGCCAGTCGCATTGGAGTTGGAGTTGGAGTTGGAGTTGGAGTTCCCGCCAGTGGCCGAGGAGTTGGAGTTGCCCCCGGTCGCGGAGTTGCTGTTCAAATTTTTGTTTGAGTTACTGTTCGAATTCGAGTTCGTGTTGGCGTTGCTGTTCGAGTTGGAGCCACCGCTGGTCGGGGGCGTCTTCGGGACTTCACAGACATAGTAGTCGCCTGCGATGCCCTCGGAGCCTGTGCCCTTGAACCACTGGTTGTCGCCGCTGCCGGACGAACCGGACGGTTGGGTCGTTCCCACGTCCACGCGTGCGGCCAAGGGGTCCGAGCAGTTCCACGCGAAAGCCGCGTGGCTGGGGAGCAGCATCACGATCACGGCGAAGAGGCATGTGCGAAGCTTCATACATTATGTACCCGACCTTTTGAGCGAATCGCTCGAATTTTTGGACTTGCACTCGTTGGATGCCCCTCGGGGCTGGGCTGGAGGAAAACCTTGGTGGGGATTTTAGCGGTACCTTGGTACTATGGAATTGGCTGCCTCGCTAGGACTCGGACCTAGATTTGGTGATTCAGAATCACCCGTCCTGCCGGTCAGACGACAAGGCAAAAGACAAATTTGGCTCCGGGGCAAGGATTCGAACCTCGATAGCGGGTTCCAAGGACCCGCGTCCTGCCGTTGGACGACCCCGGAAAAATTGGAGGCTACGGGGAGACTCGAACTCCCAAATGGTGGTTTACAAAACCACTGCTGTGCCGTTGAGCCACGCAGCCGAAATCACTAATTTTGGAGCCGCCTGACGGAAATCGAACCGTCGTCTTATCCTTACCGAGGACACATTCTACCATTGAACTAAGGCGGCAACCTCTACAGCGAACTCTTTTCAATCAGCGCCCGGAACTCCTCGGCGCTCAGGACGACCCTCACGTCAGCCCCGCTGATCTTGGACAGATCGAATTTGACTAACTGCTCCCTCTTGTCCACGATGATGCGATCCATGTCGGGGTAGCACAGGACTATCCGCTCGATCTTCACCGCTGTTCTCCCTGTGCCACGGACAAAGACCGCCCGCCACCAGGTGCCGGGGGAAGCTGTACCCGCACATCCGGCACAATTTGACAGCAACATGGCTTGTCTTCCGACTTCGACATCTTGCTCACGGTGCTTCTCCTCTAATCTAATCCTGGGC